CAGCCTTAGGTGCGTGCTGATAACCTTTTCTGTGATGCCAGGAGTCAGTTCCAGATGGAGATCTAAGAGCCTCAACAGTGACCCCGATAAAGTCTTTAGACATCTTATGGTGTATGTGATGTATGTAGACATATCTGTTTTTTGCAGCAGACCAATCATCCCCAGCTTCTTGCGCCATAAGTAGCGGTAAGTCTTGAGCTTTGGCCCCATCTCCGTGTGTCGTTCCGATGAGATTGTTGTGATATCTGTAGTATTTACGATGTGCGATAGAGGTGTCAAAGGTAATGTTTTTACTTTTACTATACCAAGACCTAATTGAGTCCGCTAAAAAGAATCCCGTTTGATAGTCGTGGTTTGATGGGTTAAACATAAAATGAACGTCTGCTATTCTTAGGAGCGTGTCTAACACGTCTATATACAGTCTTTTAGCTGTAAGAAAGTTATCATACCACATACCATCGGTATCTTGTGGGGTACCGCTAGTTGTAGTTCTTTTAGGAGTATCAATATGTAGTATATCATTACCTGCCACAAATAAAATTTGATCGATTTTGAATCCAGAAGCTTTTTCTAGAATCCCATCCACCCCTTTTTTAACTCTACTTACAGCTATCTGACTGTTGTATTCTTCTCCCGTTTCAAATGATGATGCTAATTTGCCAATATGCACATCAGCAGGATCAATAACAAGTAAGCTACTATCAGTATGTTTTGTTCGTTTAATTTCTTCATAATTGAAAGCGTGGTTTTTTATATGCTCTATGTGGTCTTTTAGCATATCATCGAAAGTAGGTCCCGACTCTTTGCTTGGCTTAAACTGTATGGACCACTTTTTATCCTTAGCCCAAGCTATACCCACAGTAGATATATCTATACCTCTCTCATCACAGGCCTGTGCTAACGCAGGGTTTTCGTCCTTTCTAAACATAGAACTGAAGCTCCTAGATATCTGTCTTCTAGTTTGTTCTATTGTTCTTTCGTTAGGGTCTATGTCTAAATCCTCATGCACATATCTAGCTATTTGAGTGAAATTTCTGTGACCCTCTTTGATGTATTTCAGAGAAGCTTCTTTTATTTGTTCTAAGTCAATGCTCATCTTCTTTTATGTCTTTAGTTATTTTATCTAGAACCATTTTAACATCAACAAGAAATTCTCTAGCTTCATCAAAACTTGTTTCGTATAAAGAGTCAATAAGGTCGTCCACTAATCCGTGTAACTTATCTCTTTTTTTCTCTATATAACGAAATCTGTAACTCATTCATCCACATCCATATGATCTAAGAAACTATTACCTAACGATTTATTAAAAGTTTTGATTGCTCTATAGATTACTCTGGATTTCTTCTTGGTTTCTTGCTTGTCTTTTTTACTAGAACTTATACCTAGCTCCGTATAAAGCGTACTATCTAACTCTAACAAAGCGTCTAATTTTTCAGAATCTGTTTTTGTTTTATAAGATACCACAGAATCACAAAAAGCATTAACGTCAAGTGTATTGATGTCGAAGTGCTTTTGTTTAATTTTTTTATACTCTCTAGTAAATAGTTTATTATCCCTCATTTCTATAAAATTAAATATAATTACACTGATTTTAAAATGTTTTTTTCCGCTTTTGATATGATAACCTTGTCTGCGTGTTTGATAAACAAGGCTTTGTATAAAGAATATATTGCCTCTGTCAGTTCTAAATTTGTATAAACTTTTGGCGATTTAATCAGCTTTCTATCTTTCTCTTCGCCAGTCATATCAATAGAAACATAGAGCCTTATCTTCTCATCGCCCTCAACTACAGGCTTTATTATTATCCCATGATTTACACACCACCAACATGCGTTTATGCCTAGGTAAGTTGTGTTGTGTTCTGTTAATATCTTTTTCTTTTTCATCAGAATGGGAGTTGGTCTTGTTCTATATTATCTTTATATTCCTCAACAGAATTGCTACTAGACAGTAAATAAGGCTGGTATGTTTGTGAAGAGGAGTAATATCTTCCGGATGGTAAGTGGTAATTAAAAGTCTCGCTTTCCATCATCTTTCCTTGAAACTTCATCTTAACTTTTTCCACTTGTATTTCAACTTGATCTTTCATTATAAACTTACTGCCATCCTCAAAATCTTTAAAGTATCGGTAGACAGAAAAACCATCGTGGGTCATGTTTCTAAAGTCGGCACTACCACTGATGCTGTACAGAGAAGGATTTTCATACATACCATTATCTTTTTTAATCATCTTTTTTGGGTGCGCTACCAAGAACACAATAACATTATTTGCTTGACAGAAGTTTGTTATTCTAGTTAATACCTTTCTGATATTAGATAAGTCGTTTGATTTAGTGTCATCGAACTCAACCTTATTAAACGCATCAATAACGAAGATGTCTACGCCAAACATGTAGAGCTGCTCTTTAAATTTTTCTAATAACCAATTCCAAGTAGGGTATGTATCAGCGTCTTGTGTTGTTACATAGATCCTTTCGTTGGCCCAATCTTTATATCTTTTTATTTCCTCTTTAGATACTCTAGGCAATCCAGGATTATCTATGAAAAAGTTTTTGCCGTAAAATTTCTCTATAAAGGTTGTTTGATGTAAGGCCATCGGATGGTGTTCTGGAGAATAGAAAGAGGCCTTCATATCATGATCGTTTACAAGATTCATGACGTACCATTCAACGAAGTTACTTTTACCATGTGATGGTATACCCGTTGCTGTAACTAAATGTCCTCTCATAACTGAGAATATATCTTTAAGTCCACCAAATGATTTGTGCTTAGGGTAGAATATCTTTGGAAGTCCATTGCTATGAAGGTCCATTATGTCTCCCATCAAATCCTCTATTGTAAAAGTACCTAGTACGGGATATTTCTTGGACTGAGATATTGATTTCTTTACTAACTCTTTACCGCCTTTAATCAAGTCTCCATTAGCGTCTTTTGTATCAAATAGAACTCTTTCGCATCTATATCTACCCAATCGCTGTGCTATCTTATCGGCCACAATCTCTCCCTTATCATCTCTATCTGTAGCTATGTAAAACTTCTTAACGTCTTTCAGATATATCTCCGAGTTTATCCAGTAGTCATCATGGTCATTAGCACCATTAGGAATGCTTATTGTGTTTTTAAAACCAGACTCATGCATAGCTAGAACATCAAACTCTCCCTCAACTATGTAAACCTCATCTGCATTTATGATAGAGTTTATGTTATAGAATATGGGCTTGGTGTTGGTTAGTTGCGCAAAGTTTTTAGATGCCGACCTAAACTTCTTATTGATAAGAGTGTCGCCCTCGAAGTAATTGAAAACTATATTGTTAACCTTTTTTCCCAAGGCGGGTTGAAAATATTCCTCTTCAGAAACCTTTAGTTCTTTCAATGTAAACTGAGATATACCTCTACTGTTGCAATACTTGACAGCCTTGTCAGACATATCAGTGTAGTTTCTCCATTCTTGTTTCGGTATTGTGTACGGCTTATAATCAACTAACGGCTTGTCTTCTTTAACAGATATAGCTCCACAATGATGGCAAAACCCTAGACCTTTGGATACATTAACACGCATACACTTATCTTTCTTTTTGGTCCTAGTGTGTGAGCAATGGGGACAAATAACGCTAGTCTCTCCAGATTGCTTGCCTTTAATTTCTAACGTATTCCATTCAACCTTAATCATAATGTTTTTTCGCTATTAGGTTTTTGTGATAATTTATTTTTTCGCTGAACCTTAAACCAATGATAAAAATGAGAAGCATACTCTGCATATGAGTTTAGGAAAACGCCCTTTCCTTTTTGCTCTTCAGTAAAATCTTTTAAGTATTTGTGATGATACTGTTGAGTAACTCTAAAATTGTTTTGGAAAGATTTATTTAAGCGATCATCTTGAACGTATCTTTCGAACAAATCGTCAATGCCTATTATAGTATTATATTGTTCTTCATTGTTATCTTTGTTATTTGTTGCCCTTTGATTGCCTTTTGGTTGCCCTTTGATTGCCCCCTTTTTATTTATGCTTTGGTAATCATCATATTTACATACAGTTACGAGGGTATATTTGTTTGTCGTGTTTGTCAAAATTTCTTGCGTACTTGCTAACTTTTTTAAAGCGTTTCGAACTTGCTTTACGCCTAGTCCAGTCTGCTCTGCAATTTTGCCATAAGACGTTATAAATTGACCTCTCATAACCCTCTGTTGCTCTACATCCTTATCTTCCCAATTCGCTCTCAAAAGGCAATGTATAAATACTCTAGTTACTGAGCTGTTCTTGTACCATCTCCAACTTAGTATCTTTCTGTTTAGTGTTATAAAAGAATCTGACATCTTTAAAATATTTTTTATGAATTGTTGGCATACTGATTATGTAGTGTTCTAGTTCAAACAATTTTCCCCTTTCGTTTATTAATGCATTTAACAAGACTGCGTTTTTCTCACTCAAGTTTTTTATAGTTTCGTAGGGGTTGGGGACCACAAAATCATCATCGAAGGCCGGCAATATCTCATTTAACTTATTTATTATTGGAATGATTTTCGTTTCCCTAAAAAATTTGTCTGTTAGAGTTAGATTATCGCACAGCTTTATTCCGTGAAGAATAGTTGCATGATTCTTTTCAAATATATTTCCTATGTCTTCAAGACTTAATCTAGTATACTTCCTAAGCATTTTAAAAGCTATTGCTCTATTTTCAACTAAGTGCCTAAGTCTTCTGTTTTTCTGCTCGAAAAAGTCTACATCCCCTAGAATCTTAGAGGTTGTTTTAAGTATAATATCTACTTTAATTGTTTCATTATTATTCATACAATAAATTTAATTGAGAGTTAAAAGAGGGAGGCTGTTATCATGAGTCACTAAACCTCCCCCAATCAACTATGTTTAACATTCAGTTATCTAGAAAGGCAATCCATCGTCTTCAGTAGAAGCGTTTTGGAAATTTTCTTTCGTAGGTGCACTCTGGTTGTCTGCTTTGAAGTCTAAAAATCCGATATTGAATCTCTTCTTAGTCTCAGGATCATAACCCGTTAAACTGATTCGGCCATCCTCCCATTCAGCAGCATCGACCCATACGGATTTACCGTAGTTGTCACTGTTGCTCATAGATTTAGGATTAGCAGTTGTGTACTCTTTGATTTGATTAAGATTTAAAGGCCCACGACCTTTTCTTGTTGGTTGATTACTCATAGTTTAAAATTAAAATTAAAGATTAATAAAAGTTTCATATAACTCATTCAAATAGTTTCTACAGTGACCTATTCTTTCGTATAAAATCTCTATAGACTCTTCGTCTTTAAGCACTTCAATCTCTTTGATTCTCAGAGACACATCTATATCATCAAAGGTGTGCTTCTTAGTAACGCTATCGATTATATCTTCCGAAAGGTCAATAATACCAATCTCGTTTCTGATGTCCCACAATTCTCTTTCTATAAGGTTGTATGGTGTGTTAACTAGGCAGTATACTAGTTTGCTTTTAGAAATTCCTGTTAACTCCATATAACCCTGCAGCTGCCAATAATAGTTTTTTGGTGCAACTGTTTCGCAAAGTGGGAAAGTTGACGCATTCCAACTAGTCTTTATGTCAACTAGAAGGTCACCCGAAACAATGTCGGGCTCTCCGCTTAGATACTTGTTAGTGTACCTAGTGTCGTTCTTGGTTAGGCTCTTTCCTATATAGTCTGAATACAACTGTATAGACTCT